GTGCTGCAGCTTTTCCCGAACCTGCTCGATGGCCAAGCCCGTGAAGTGCGTATTGAGGTAGTTCGCAGCCTCGACCAGTTGACTTTGCGTGTAGTCGGCCTGGGTAAAAATCACACGGTTCTGCACATCGCCGTCAGGCGAAACGATGATGACGAGAAACCGCCGTTCGGACAGGCGCAGGAACTCAATGTGGCGAAACACCGAACTGCGCCTCGGCGCCATGACGACACCCACAAACTGCGACAGACTGGACAGCAGATGGGCCGCATTGGCAATCACCCGCTGGGGCTGATCGGGCGCCAGACTGGGCGCATCCAGCCGCTCCCGCTTGACAGTCAGCATGGTGTCGACGAAAAGCCGATACCCGCGGGCGGTCGGGACGCGTCCGGCAGAGGTGTGCGGGCTCGCGATCAGCCCGAGTTCCTCCAGATCGGACATGACGTTGCGGATGGTGGCGGGCGACAGCTCCAGCCCCGAAGCCTTGGACAAGGTACGCGAGCCCACCGGCAAGCCGTCAGCGATGTAGCGCTCGACCAGCGCTTTCAACAACAACTTGGAACGATCGTCCAGCATGAATCCATTTTACGGCTGTAAGCGTTTGAGCCACCGACCCCGGCCCTCTGCGCGGTGTATGTGGTCCCGGAGGCACGCGGTCGATATGCCGTACATTTCCGCGATGGTCGATTGGTGCGCCCAGCCGCTGCGCCAGATGGTCACAACTTCATTGACTTCCTGATCATCCAGGGCGCGTTTAGTGCCCCACGTCTTCCCCGCGGCACGCGCCGCACGCTGACCGGCTAAGCAGCGCTCTCGTATCAAATCCCGTTCGAATTCCGCAAAGGCACTGAGCAGGTGCAGAAACATCCGGCCTTGCGGGCTATCGGTTTCGATTGATTCGGTCAGGCTCCGAAAGCCGATGCCCCGCGCCTTGAGGTCTTCGAAGACCCGGACGAAGTGAGACACGGACCGGGCAAGCCGGTCGAGCTTGTAGACGACGAGGGTATCGCCAGGTTGAAGCCGACGGAGCAGCTTCGCCAGCTCGGGCCGATCTTTGATAGCTGATCGCTTCTCCTGCACGACATGAGTGATTCCAGCCCGATGGAATGCGGCCAGCTGCGCCGCTGTGGTTTGCTCCAACGTGGATACGCGGGCGTATCCAATGAGCATTCAGCCGCGAAGCATCTTGAAGATGGCGAAGAGCACCAGGAAGACGACGAACCAGACGAGCGCAATCAATACGGGGTGCCAGGTCGGCGGCTTCTCGAAGTTGTACGCAGAGAGGTCATAACGCTTGCGGAACTTGGGAAGACGGAACCGAAATCGGCTCTTGGCTTTCTGGTTTTCAGCGGCCCGGCGGGCCTTCATTTCATTTCGGTACCAATCGCGGTCATGCATGCCCATGGGGTCCCCCTGTTTGCCGCAAGTGTGCCACGGCCACAGAAGACAGAACACAGCATGACGCCTACGGCGTAGTGAGCGCTACGCGCTACCGTTTTTCGACCGCTGCGAGCCTGTTCCCGTTCCTCTGAGTTCGCCGCTGATCCTTCGGCACTCTGCCCCGCTTTGTCTGTCTCCGTTCCGGGGTGTTCATAAAGTTTTGGACCCCTCGCCCTCGCATTCCGGCACTGGCATTGACATGTCCGCGTGTCCTTCATGTCTACGGTCGAGGGGTCCAAAACTTTACAAATCTTCCCCTGCACTCCAACAGCCAAAGCGGGGCCGAGAGCCTACGGGCGACGAACTCAGAGGAACGGAAACAGGAAGAAAAGCAGCGCACGAAAAACGGACAAACGAAGGGCTCGGAATCTAGAGGCCCGGTAACTTTGAAAGACGAAAACCATGATTGCAGCGAACATCAGGAAGCACGAAGACGCAATGATTCGTCAGCTTGAACTTGATTTTTCTGGCGTGGTGGGTGCCGACAAGCCGCAACGTGAAGCGTTCTGGTCATGGTTGATGAACACTGGCAAGGTTGTCGCCAAAACCGTAGCACCGCGACCGGCGTGGTACGCTGCAATGAAGGCTCGGGCGCTAAAGCTGGCCAAGGCCGTGAAGGCAGCCTGCATGCGATTTTTTTAACGGAGTAGACTCAAACCATGGAAAACACCGAAAACCTCGTACTGGAGCACCTGCGACACATGCGCGGGAAAATTGACCAGATCGCCGATGATGTTCGCGAAATGAAACACCGACTAGCGACCGTCGAAGCGACACAGGGAACGATCCTGCAACACGTCGGGCACCTGGCAACGAGCATCGCACAGCAGCAACTGAGCTTTGACCGGATGACGGAACGAGTCGAGAGAGTGGAGAAGCGACTAGAAATCGCAAGCGCACCATGAAAAAACCGCCTTCGGGCGGTTTTTCTTTGGGATCACGACGAAGATGGAGTCAGGCCGGGGACGATAGGACGACCCCATAGAGCACGACGCTCGCGATCCCCATGGACTGCTTGGTAGAAGCGCAGATCAGCAGGAGAAACAGGCTGCGCGATTGGTCCCTGCAACCGATGCGCGGCCAGTTCTGCCGCTTGATCGACAACGCCAGCACTACCGACCTTGGCGCGACAAACATCCGGCTCAAGATCAACAACCGCGCCGCCTTTGTCGTAGCACCTGCAATCGCCGCGCAGCACCGCGCACCCGGCGACTTCGACGGATTCGAGTTCATCGACCAGCTCGCCCGCCTTCGAGGCCAGACGATCCCGGGCACGACCGAGCGGCCCGGGGTCCTCGTCACTGGCCGGGGCAGACGCAGAGGCAGCAGCCTGAACGGGAACGAGGGGGGAACTTGCCGCCTTCGCTGGAGCGACAGAGGAAGTCTTGGCATTGATCCGGGAATAGGCAGTAGGCCCGAGGAACAGGAGAGCGACAAACCCGATCAGGATGAACCAAACGAGGCCGGGGAGGCTTCGCCGCTGCTTGGTATGAACCCGGGCGGATTTGTAGAGCTTGAAGGCGTCTTTATCGTAGCGAAACGGGGACCGATTCAGAGCGTTTTTATAGAGCAGAGAGCGCGATGCGTGGTCCCACTCGTAGACGATCGCCGAATGACTGTTGGCGAGGCGCCGGACGTGCAAATGCCGATCGACAAGCCCGAGGATATGCCGGTCCACGTTGAGACAGTTTTGAGTCAGAAGCACGAAATCGACGCCCATGTGCCGATGGGTGTCGAGCGCCTGCACATCGGGCGGGATGCGCGAGCCATTCGGACGGGGAGGCCACGCTTTCTGAAACTCGTCAAAGACGATGAAGGCGCCGGGTTGCGCCCATTGATGCCAGTCATGAAGGCCGCCGGGAGTGCCCGCGAGAACCCAATCACCGGCATCTTTATCCCATTCCCATGCGCCATTCGCGTCGATCAACTCATGATCGAGGAGCAGACCATTGATGTTGGTGAACACCGAACGGGTATGCATGACAGTGCGCCCCTCGTCATCATCAACGGGGATTTGTGATCCGATGATCGGCTGGAGCAGCTTGGACACGGCATAGAGCGTTTTCCCGGAGCCGGGAACGCCCGTTATCAGCGTGATACTCATTGCGGATTCGCCCCGAGGAACTTCGTTGAATTCTGGATTTGCCAGATGACGACGCGGGTCGTGACGGCGCCCATGAGCATCCCAAAACCAACACCACCACCGGCCAAAAGAAAGACGTTCAACATATCGGCGGGCATCTGGTTTGCGAGTGTCAGGAACTGATCGCGAACGGTGGTGATGACCAGAGTCATGCCGGTAACCGTGACCACCGAGAACCCGAGAGAGAGCAGGATGCGACCCACGAGCGGTGTCACCATCGAAATGAGGAAGGCAGCGAGCGGCATTAGGCAGTCCCTTCGCGAAGGCCCGGAGCCAAGACCATCAAGGCGCCGAACGCGGCCAGCGTCAACAGAAGCGGCCGGACCCAAGTCGTGATCTGATCGCAGACGACGCCCCAATCAGCCACAACGACGCTTGGCCCGTTGCGAATCTGCATCGACTTGTCCGAAGGGCAGGAGCCGCCCCCGAAATGGCTTTCAGTCTGGTACGTAAGCTCGACGGTGGACTTAGGCACCTCGTCAGTCGGAGGTGTCCCGAATTCCTGGCACCCGATGGAATTCGGCTTCTTGTCACAGTCCGTCTGCTGCTCGGGGATGTTGACCACCGGAGGCGCGACGTTGACCACCGGGGCCGGGACATTGACGACCGGGGCCGGGACATTGACGACCGGGGCAGGCGCCGCGGGGACATTGACCACCGGAGCCGGGACGTTGACGGTCACATTCGTGTTCTTGTCCACCAGCTGCTGCAGCTTGCTGATGATCGTGTCGAGCAGGGTCCGAGGCGCGCACATGATCGACCCGGGATTGGTCGAGCAGACGTCCTGAACCGGGGCCGTAGGCGCGTTGGTTGACGGGTTGATCGTCGTGCTGCTGGTGCTTGTCGTGACGTTGCTCGAATTGACCGTGGTCGAGTTCGTGACCTGCGAATTGTTGGTGATCGTGTTGCCGTTGATTGTGTAATTGTTGGTCGTGTTGATCGTCGTTGTCGAGCCGTCAGGGTTGCGAATGACCTGCGACGGGCCGGGCAGGGAGGCCGGGCCGGTGATGGTGGGATTCGGCATCGGAATGTCGCCGCCGTTGTTGAGAATCTCAGGGACGACACGCGGATCGAACGGTTTTGCCTGCATATACGGGGCAATGTCCGACAGGCTGGCCAGATCGGTCCAGACGCGATTGGTATCGGGAGGCCGACTACGGGACTCAAGGGTAGTCCAGTGTGCGGTCCCGTTGTAATAGCACCTTGCCGGATAGGCGGTCGAATACGACAAGTAGTTGTACAGACCCGGCCATTGCAC